GCCGTTCTCTCGCATCTTCTCCTGGACCTTCTTCGGCTGCGCAAAGAACCAAGCGTCAAACGACTTGGCCTCCTTAGCCGGAGCCGTCAGGTCGTTGAGCCTAGCGCGTGTCACGCACGACAGCGTCAACTATCTTGACGGCGGGGCAAGTGGCAAAGGTTGTGCCAGTATCCGTCCATGTCGAACCGTAGCATTGCTTTGCGGGTGAAGCGATAGGTCAGGGATGAGTACTTGCCCGAGTAGTCCAGGGTCTGCTCGACGATGTCCTTAAGTTCCGCTGACGTCATCTTTGCCGGCCATGTGCTGATGACTTCCCTCAGCTCCATGTCTTTCCTTTCCTTGACTGTCTTGGCGGCCTCGGTGGCCTGCTGCCGGATATGCTCCATCCTCTCAGGCTGATCCCTCCAGGCTTTCTGGCGGTACCGGGTCAGAGCGAGCTTACGGAGAACCCAACCTCTCCGCGCGGTGGTACGGTTAGGTTTGGTCATCGCGTAGAACTTGCCTCCTCGCCAGAGACTCGGTCGAACCCCGAGCGTAAGCGACAAGGGGTGAGACTAGAGTCACCCTTGTACGTAGTACAGGGACGGAAGTTGAGTTGGAAGTTGAGAAGGGATTTGACATTGGGCTAAAGGTGGGGGTCAGGGTGTTGACCCTCAGTTGACCTTAAAACGCCTTGGCGACCCCTTAGCGGGGCTGGAATCGCTATGCCTTGAGGCGTTGTCGGGTAGGCTTTCGGAGGGGGGCTGGCTGTATTCCCAGCGGATGACCCCCTTCTCGGCGGCGTGGCGAATGTAAATCTCGCCCTTGAACTGGTTGGCGTGGTCCTTGAGACCGGCACGGCCCCGGCGCTTGGTCAGGCCGAACTTGTAGATCGGCTCTTCGCCCTGGCATCGGAAGAGGACGGCGACCTCGCGGAACCAGTTGGTGAACTCCGAGGAACCTAGGCCCGCATAGGCTAGGTCGGCGACGGTGTGGCCTTCCTTGTCGGAGGCGGCCTTGGGCTTCCCGGTGTGGTGCATGGCCACGAGCACGGCGCCTGTCTCGAGGAGGATGGGGGCGAGGTCATGGCGCAGGAACTTGGACGCCTGCTCCTGATCGGAGACGTCGATGCCTGCGAAGGATAGCAGAGGGTCGACGAAGACGATGTCGGCCTTATGCTCGATGATGAGGTCACGCAGGGCCGAGGTGAAGGTCGTGCCGGTGCTCACGGTGTCGCGGAAGATGGCGAGGTGTTCGCGCAGCTGAGAGCGTTCGTTACTGTCTAGGTATGCCCCGGCGATGACGTCCTGCAAGGCCTCGGAGATGTCCCCCGCGTCATTCTCAGCCTGGAGCACGATGGCACGCAGGGGCTTGGCGGGCTTGATGCCGAAGAAGTCCTTGCCGATGCACCAATGGACGGCGGCCTGCATCATCAGGGACGACTTGCCGGTGCCCGACTGCCCGACGATCAGGAGGGAGCCACCCTTGCAGAGCCAGCGGTGATTGCCGAGGATGCAGGATGGGTCTTCCTTACGCTCGAAGGATAGCAGGGCATCGAAGTCCATGCGCTGCGGGCCGTGCTTTGCTTTCCGCCCCTTGCGCGTCTCGGCGATGGTGGCATAATGGTCGAGCAGGGTGTCCGGGTCGGTGGCCTGTTCCGCGGCGACTAGGGCACGGCGGAGGATGGCCGCGTCCGCGATCATGTCGGCGTGCTCAAGGCGGAAGGACGCTTGGCCTGCGTCACTGACCAGGAGCGAGACGGTGGCCTCGGTCACCGGGCTGTTGACCTGGCGTAGGCGCTGGCTGACGGTCAGCTCATCAGGGGCGATGCCGTCGACTGCCAGCGAAAGCATGGCGGCGGCGATGTCTTGATGGGCGGGCTCAAAGAAGTCAGAGGGCTGTAGGTCGCCCGGTAGGTGGGCGGCTTCGCGTAGGAGGACGCCGAGGAGGTGGCGTTCCGCGGCGACGTTATTCGGCGGGATCATGGAAGAGAGGGTTGGGGTTTGTGGGCGTGGGTGCCCGTGGTCAAGATGCTTTGCGTAGGATGCGGTCGAGGTCGGCCTTGCGGTAGTAAGGGACGCTCCGCGGGTTGCGGAGGATGCGGACAGGCAGGGCCATGCCGTCGATGCGGTATTGCACGCCGCGGACGGTGCGCCGGTGCTTGTGGGCATACTCGGAGAGGGTGACCCATCCCTTGGGTGCCTTGAACTTGTCGAGGGCTTCGGCTGCGTCCTTCGCGGCGGCCCAAGACTTGAACCTGGGCGACAGGCGATAGATGAAGCGGCCTCGGCGGATGGTCTTCTGTTCGGCGAAGCCCGCCTTGACGATGCGGGCGAGCGGCAGAGAAACACCGGCTCGGGTCTTGTATCCCAGGAGGCGGACGACCTCCGTGGTCTTGTGCCAGCCTTCGGGAGTGTCTCCTGCGTTGATCGCGGCGACGAGGGCGTGGGCGTCGAAGCGCTTCATCGGGCCTTCGGGGTGAAGACCTTGAGGTCGGTTGTCCAGACCCAGCGGGAGCCGACGCGGTGGACGAGCCAGACCTTCCAGTCCTTGCCGTCGACCCAGCCGGCGGCGAAGCCTGAGCCCCACCTTGACGTGGCTAGGCGGTGCGACGCGTAGGCCATGGCGTCCTTCTGGCAGAGACAGCCAGCGGAGAAAGCGGCGCCGCCTTCAGCCTTGGTCAAGTTGACCTGGGCGAGCGTGTGCGTGTGTCCGTGGATCAGAGCGCCTCCGCGGTCGGCGTAGTGCTTGCCCTGCTCGGCGGTGGCGTTCAGGCCGTGGGCGTAGCCGTGGATAAAGGCGACCTGACCTAGTCGGTATACGCCCTTCTCGGCATGGTAAGGCAGGATGGTCTTGGCTCCGCAGCTCTTCGCGGCGGTCTTTATCCGGGCCTCGAGGTCGGCGCAGTAGTCACGCACCAGGGCGGAGCCTGAGGTGTGCTGGAGGGCTTGGGCGCGGTGCTCGTGATTGCCCATCAGGTAGACGGTGGGCTTGGTGCGCTCAAGGAAGGCTTCACCGGCCTCGATGTCGGAGATGAGGGATTCGGCGCCTTCGGCATCCTGCCCGGCCCCACGGCGCAGGGATCGGAAGTCAAAGCAGTCTCCGAGGTGGACGCGCACGGTCGGCTTGTAGTCCTTGATGAACTCGACGAGGGCCTCGACGGCGTTCTCGTCAGCCATGTCGCCGTGATTGTCACCGAAGGCGACGAAGCGGGTGGGGGTGCTCATTGTTTTGGAGGGTTAGGAATTGGCATCCAAAAGTCTGGTTCACAAACCTGCTCTTGCGCGTTAAATGCTCCAAGCTCGTAGTTGCACATACACACCCAAGCCTTTCGACCGCATATGTCGTCATAGTATCCAGCAATGAAGTAAGACCCATCTCTCGGGGCAGTTTCCATTGGTTGCCATCCTTTGATTGCTTCGCTCATCGAATATTGATATAAGGGATGGGCTTTCCGGCGTCGAAGGCCGCAAGCATCTCGTCACGGCGCTTGCGGGCGGTCTCGAGGTCGCTGGCGATGTTCTCGACGATGTCCTTGCCGCGGCGACGCAGGCGGAACCAATAGCAGTCACCGAGTTTCTGGAGGTGGTGGTTGGGGTTCTCGGCCTTGATGTAGGCAGGCTTATCGTTTCGCCCGGTGCGGGTATACTTCGGGCAAGCCAGCAGGAAGGCCACGCGGTCGGGGGACAGGCCGACCTTGTTCGCCCAGCGCAGCGTGTCGGTGTTCAGAGTTTCCATGAGCGTGCGAGGTTGCGGCCTTCGGTCATGATCGCGTTACGCGAGGACGGCCTGAAGATGTACTCCTGGTCGAACAGGTGGGACGCACGGATCTCGGCGATGCTGTCCAGCTCTTCGTCGTTGGCCGGTCCGACCCCAGCGGTGGCGACGTAGATCGTGCGGACCTTCCAGCCCTTCTCCCAGAGGATGTCCTGACAGACGCGCAGCTCGTTGACGTAGCGCCAATCGGAGCAGACGACCGTCTCGGGGGAGGGTTGGTCGTGGTGCTTCATGACCGGGCACCAGTTGGCGAAGTGGCGGGCGAAGACGTCCCGATCCATGCGCCGTGCGAACTTGCCCGCGTGGACGAGAAAGTCGCGGTTATCCACCTTGAAGTCCTCCTTGAAGAAGTCCCCATCAAGGCCGAGGTAATCCATGTAGTGGTTTGCGGCCTCCTTGAGGGCGTCGGCGAAGTTGATGTGCTCGGCGGGTCGCTGGGACCACTCGAGGATACCGGAGGCGAGCGTGTCCTTGCCCGCCCTGGCATAGCCTGCGATCAGGACGAGCGTCGGGGCGGACATCGGCGTGGGTGCTTCGGTCACGGGATTAGAAGGGGACGCCTTCGGGCGGCAGCGGCTCTTCGGGGGCGGTCGGCTTCTGGGAGCCGCGCGGGTAGGTCATCTTATACTTATACTGAGGCTTGCCCTGCCACTCGCCGTTGGCCTCGACCTCGACGCCGACGAGGATGGTCTGGCCGCAGGCGGGCTCGAGATACTGCATATACTCCGCAGGGGTCGCGTCGAGCCTGATCTCGTTGGTATACTTGCCGGAGAACTTGCCGACGAGCATGGCGAGGGCCTTGCCGTACTTGCTGGAGAAGTTCTTCGACAGGCAGAAGCCCTTGTCGTCGACGAAGAACAGGCGGCAGGACGTGGTGCCGTCCTCCCACTGTTTGACCTTCTCGAACTTAGGCTTGATGAGTTTCAGCTTG